TAATAACAATTTCGGAAACGCTATGATGCCATCAAGAAAAGTTTTGAATAATTTTAATATTCCATCAACCACACCAATTTCACCAGAGAACATATCTCCTATAATTCCGAATACTTTTTCGATAGGATCAAATACAAATCCCAATAGGTCATTTACTAAGTCACCAAGACCATATTCATCGAGTGCTTTTTCTGCGTCTTCGAATCCAAGCATGCCAGCGACCCATCCAACTAAGTCAAATATCCAGCCAAATAGTCCGTCGATTAATCCAGATAGGGCACCTTTGATCATTCCTATGATTCCGCCCTCTTCATATCCTTTGATTCCGCCTTTGACAAACCCCATGAGTCCTTCGACAATCATTATGATTTGACCGAGAATTGGAACAGCTTTCAACCCTTTTCCTGCAATCTTGAACAAGAATTTCATCGCAGGATTATTCATTAATCCAGCAGCGCCAGACCCAGCACGGAATAGTTTAGTGATTGGCTCAAAGACTGCTTTCATAAAGTCTGTGATAGGCTTAATAGCTGTCATGACTCTTGAGAATATGCTAGAAACACTTGAGAATATACTAGAAATTCTTTGACCAATGCCTAAAAAGAAATTTTTTGTGGCTTGAACAGCAGCCATGAATCTATTGACTGCTGGATTTAATCCCATACGTGTTCTATTAAACGAATTACCAATTTGTTGTATCATTGCTCCAAATTTGCCAAGAGCAGCATTTGCTCTTCTGACATCGTTAATTGGCGCAGTCATAGAGTTAAACAGTGTCTTGACGTGAAAGAAAAACTTAGACACCCTGTTTAACTGATTTGTTATTCCAGTAACATTCGCAAATCTAGATACTATCCTAGAAAAGAAACCTTGTATGCCAGAAATAAGTTGATTAGAAAGTCTTGTAATAATTGATCTATTGAATGCATTTGCCAGTATTCTAAATCCAATACTGAGCTGTCTGCGCGCGTATTCTATGTTAGGACCTAGATTCTTAGCAAAAGAAATAATACCCTTGAATAATGAAACCATTAGCTTGAATGTTCGTATTGGCCAGAGTATAGCAGCGCCAATAGCTATGGTAAGCAGATCAAATTTCTTTCTGAATCCTATTAAGAACCCTATCATCATAGGAATCAAGAGAACCTTTACAAAGTCAAATGCTTTTTTCAACGAATCAAAAACATCTCTCATAGATTTGAATGGATCATTTTTTCCTGGAACATTTTGTCTATTGGCTTCTCTTTCTTTCTCAGCTTCTGCTAATCGGTTAGCGTCAGGTTGAACTGCATAGATAATATTCTGCGCGCGCAATCCAGCAGCCATATTATCTGCTATATTTTTCATAACATCAAGAATATCTTTCAAGACCAAAATCTGGTCTTTAGCCAGTGTAGAGATAGCATCAAGTTTTTCTTGTTGGGCATCTAACGAGGATGTTAATTGTCTCGATGGATTGCCACTCTGATTGTTCGCTGTATTAGCCATTTAGTTTTGCTGTTTCATCCTTTCGTTTTCTTTTTCTATATGTTTAATTAACATACTAACATAGATGTCGCGCTCAAATGGTATCCAACCTTCTATATCTTCCATTGAATACTTGTGATGTTGCATTAACGAAAAATTCAATTCATAGTAATGCGGTAGAGACATATACCCTACCATTAGCCGAAAAAACTTTGAATCCCCTCTACTCTTGTTTGTGCTTCTGTACCGTCTTTTCTTGTATATGAAGCATCAACATAAACTTTTGGCATTTGCTCGAAGAACTCTTTAATCTTAGTAAGTTCTTTCATTCCAAGCGACATAACAAACTCTTCAAGTTCTTTCCTTGTATAGTTCGACGCTTCGTATACTGTTTCGCCTTCATAAATCTGATCGACGCATCCGATGATAATTTCGAACATCTGGCTCGATTCATCAACAGTGTTCAAATTAGAAAGATAATCAAATGTAGGATACTTTAGAACTACACCGATGTCATCATTTAACTTTATGTTGGGATTTACATCTGGCTTACTAACTTGAACAGAATCTAGATTAATATTCAGATTATATTTTAGACCATCAGTTGCATCAGTAATCTGAGCTTCGATTACGTTTGAAACAGACTTAGAGCGCAGATTGATAAAGAGATATTCGATATCAAACGAGCATAGTTTATCTACATCTATGGGATCTAAGCAACAATTATTGATGATACCTTTATAAGCATTGATTGTATCTTTTACATCGCTGCTTTCTTTGGCTACCAGAAGAATCTTTTCTTCGGCTACTGTAAAAGGGCGATACCTTACAATTTGACCATTAGATGGTAGTGTAAGTTCGAAAATTGGTTGTTTAATTTTAGGCAAAGCCATATTGTTTCTCCGTCAGTCATTCATATTAAGGGAATTTGAAAATACTCGATGCATTTCTTCTCACAAAATTGGTATTTGTAATTAAAGTGCTAAGGTTATTTATAGTGTCTGTTGCAGTTCTATTATTGCCAAGAAGAGGAAGCAATGCTTGTGTCGTCTGTTGGGCACCCCTTGCATTTAATAGATTGCTCCATTGAGTTTTGTAAACCTGAAACTGTTGCAGGGTCTGTACTAATCCACCACCAACACCAAGACCATTCGGTGTTGTGGTTGCAACAGTCGGTGGATTTAATTCATAATTTCTTTCCGCAGACCGCGTAGCTCGAGTTTTTACAGTTTCATAGTTATAAGTGCCTGCTGGCGATATTACAGGATTAAATTGGCCGAACATATAATCAGCAGATCTAAATGCGAATGTTACAGCGATTCTTATGAAGTCGGTTTGACCCCAATCTAGATCAATGGCGTCAACTTGTATAGGAAATGCGTCAACTAAGTGGCATTCAATCAACGCCACTCCTTCGCCATTCCCAGCTGTGCCTGAGTCCGCTACTTCTCCTGAACCAGCAAAAGGACTTACGACATATATCTTAAAATCATTACAGATATAATCGCTTCTATAACCCACTCTCATAGGAGTTTTTGGAAAGTCTTTTGTTTCGCTAACAGCTAAACCTATCCACTCATTGAATAAATCTACCGCCAACGCACGTTTGGCGTCTACATAAAATGACACTTGTATGTCATCATATAAAACGTCGTACGGACTTTTAATCGTTTGGCCATAACCATATGGTTTCTGTTCAGTTGTTGCCAAGCGTTTTCCTGGAAGAGAAGCAGCTGCACCTAAGTACGCCACATCTTTGTATTCGTTAGCGAGTACTCCTGGCGGTGTAAACTTCACATAAAAATAAGAACGTTGTGCTAATCCTACTTTTAAGAAGTTATCTGAAAATACAGAAATATCAAAACGATTGGCCATTAGATTTTACTCCTACTATCTTTCCAGACTTGATCTTTAGTGGCTTTCTTAAATTGTTCAGTTGGCAGGAACACGCTCATATCCCATTCCTCTGGTGGAACATAGATAAACTTAGATCTCATGTGCTCAAACAAATAATGCTTAAAACATGGTTTGAACAAACGAAAACGAGAAGCTGATTTCAATAGTTTATATGTAATCTTTAATCTTGTGGTCTCATTGCCTACGACACCATTAACTAGTGTTTCATACAAACCGTCGTATAGTTTTGCTCTCAATATTGGTGGAAGATAGTGTAGATTGAGTCCATAGAATCCACCAGCAGCTGGCTCGACCATAAAGATAAGAGGAAAGCGGTCATAGAATGGAAGTTCTTTCTTGCCCTTTGGATCGTAGACGAACATATACATACGACCAACCTTACCGACATTTCTTTTTCTTTCAGATTCATCGATAAAATTGGTAGTTCTTACGCTATTTTTTGTGATTTCATTGTATCTTTCTCTAAGCCACTTCATAGATTTTACAGATCTATCGGTGATTTCAAGACCAGACTTCAATGCGTCTTTGACTAGCTTGGTGTAAATATATGCAGGCATTAGCCGTTTAATTCCTTCTCTGTTATAATTTGAAACTTCCAGCCACGATCTTTACAGTATTCTTCGGCAGCTTTCCATTTCGATTGATTCTTGCCCCAAGTCATCACTTCGTTAATATAGCGTCTAGTTCTTCTCTGCTGTTTCTTGGGTTCGCGAGTCTGAGCCAATGGCTTAATCTCAACGAGGATACTTTCTGTTTTACCATCTGGCGTTCTTTTCTTAAACCAGAAGTCAACAAAATATCGATGTAGCTTGTTATCTGTGACACAGCGATATGGTACTATAACTTCTTCTGAGTTCCATTCAAGAACATCAGAATGCGTGTCAAGAAAGTTCATAAACTTCAGTTCTAGACTTGACCTATAAATAACTTTGGTCGG